TTAAGTTTGGTCCGTCTATTATAGCCAAAATCAAGTTCTAATGAAGATATCATTAATATTGTTAGCCATTGTTCTGGCTCTGGTTCTTTCTTTTATACACGCAAGGGATTAAAAAGGGATTAAGTGGAAATAAACCACGATAACTATAAACAGAAGTATTTGTTGTATAAACAGAATCTCTATGAATTTGCCAGATTCTTCTTAAAGCACTTCTTAACTAGCGAGGTGCCAGATTTTCACCTAGAGACATATTCATTAATACCCCATAAGGAGCGTATTGCTCTCGCAGCCCCTAGGGGACACGCCAAATCGACCATAGTTTCGGTATTTTACCCACTATGGTTGGCTTTGTTTGGCAGAAGGAAGGATATTACCATAATCTCTGCTTCGGAAACCCTCGCTACAGAGTGGTTGCGCAAGATAAAGCAGGAATTAGAGAATAATCAGTTGTTACTGGGGCTCTTCGGGGACCTGAAATCCGATAAATGGACAGAATCGCACATTATACTCAATAACCCGTGGAGAGTGAACATACGGGCAAGGGGTGGTGGCGGTCAGATAAGGGGCTTTAGACCCGATTGCGTCATATTGGACGATATAGAGTCAGATGAGTCCGTAGCAAGTGAAGAACAGAGGAAAAAACTTAAAAATTGGATGTATAGTGCTTGTCTAAATACGCTTCTCCCCAAGGGACAGCTCATTATGATAGGGACCATCCTCCATCCTTCATCCCTGCTTAGTGAATGTCTAACCTCAGACAACGGTTGGGAGAAGCGAGTACTTAAGGCCTACAAGGATGGTATACAGGAACCAGGACATGAGCTTTGGCCTGCCATGTGGCCCCACAAGAGGCTGCAGGAAAGAAAGAGAGAAATAGGTACCTGGGCGTTTGAGAGGGAATTTATGAATAATCCCCTTTCTGATGAATCCTCTCCGATTAAGGCCCACCAAATAAGGGAATGGGCGGAACTCCCAAAGCAGTATTCAGCGGTAATTACAGTAGACCCAGCGTATTCAGATGACGAGAAGGCAGATTACAAGGTAGCGTCTTTAGTAGCCATAGACCAGAACATGAACCGCTATCTCGTGACCTATATACGCACACACGAGTCCATAGGGACTTTCCAGGATTCTATTATAAACCTGTGGCTCCAGAATAAGCTTACGGTAAGCGGTTTGGGAATACCCAACCAAGGGGTGGAAAAAGGCTTCTTTGATAGCTTTATGAGGAAGTGCGAGTCAAGGAAGATAAATCCACCTATCTGTGAGCTTAAGAACAATTACATTTCAACGGCAACCCAGGTTTCAGTAAGGAATAAGACAAGGCGAATCATAGCTGCCTTACAGCCTTTGTTTGAAGGCGGTAAGTATTATATAAATAAGAAGCACTCAGAAGCTAAAGATGAGCTTTTAGCGATAGGTTCTTCCCGCTGGGATGATATAGTAGATACCCTGGCGTATGCAGAGCAGATAATACAGCCTTACTTTGTAGATGCACCAGTAGAAAAAGTAGATAGATATGGCATTCCGTTAAAAGATGAGTTTCAGAAAACGACTAATTACGGTTTATAACTATGAGCATACTAAGTATTTTTAACGCCCTTTCAGCTTCTATATTCAATGATTGGAAACAAGGGGAGTTACTAAGTAATTTTGGGGTTAATCCAAATAGAACCACGATACCTCAACCACCCCCACGGCCTGAGAGGGGTTTTACTCCATCTCCTCCTATTGTCCCCGAAAGAGGACTTACTCCTCAGCCAATGCTTCCTCAAGGGGGAGGACTTACACCTGCACCTCTTACACCTGAACAGGAGTCCTTTCCTCAGCTTACGGATGAACAGATAAGACAGTTCTCTCAGCCTATTACAAGTAAGGGGGGAGAGATAGAGTTCGAAGAACCCGATAAAAGATACTCTATCAGAAAACCTAAAAATATAAAGGGCAATAGTTTGTTTCATGAAACATCACCCGAAAGTATAAATAATCTTTTAGCTACTAGTGATGCCACTGGTCTTAATGTATCTAATGACCCAGATTTTGCTTTAGGACAAAGAGGTAAAGGATTATTAGTAGAGTTAGATAAAAATAAAGTTTTCGGGGACGGGGGATTTGCTAGAGCAATATATAAACCATCAACAGAATTTGTCGGAGAGAACGAGTTTGAAATAGGAGCTGGAACCCTTAGTGAGAGTAAGATAAAGAGCATTACTATTAAGCCAGGAATTAAGGCATCGCCAAGGTTTATTAGAATCATACAAAGATTAAAAAAAGGCGGTTGGGAAGTAGAAAAAAAAGAAGATGGAACTACCATTTTAAGACAACCCTCCACCCCAACCCAAGGTAAAGGAAATTAAGGAGATTTATGGCTAAGAAAAAGAAGAAAGCTACAGCCCAGGCAGTCAGTACAAAAGAAAGAGAGTTACTAACTCTGGTAAAACAAAGGGCACAGGACTCTATCAACGCTACTGGGGTGTGGGAAACAAACCAGGAGAAGTGGCACAAGATGAGGATGAGGATAAAGAAGGGCAAATCCTTTCCTTTCATCGGATGCAGTAATCTCCGTATGCCCACAATAGAGACAAAGATAAGAAAGCTCAAGGCATCTCTTTTAAATACTATCTTTGGTATACGGCCTGTGGTGCAGGTAATACCTAATCCTAACGGCAGGTGGGATAATGCCCAGAAGATAGAGAAGTTCTTAGACCATTTAATAATGGATGTAATCAAACTAAAGCCCAAGGCTATCATATCAATAGACCAGGCACTAGAAAAAGGATTTTATCTTAATAAACCCTATTGGAAGATAAACATTATTACCCGTATGGAGAAGATTTCTGTTTATGACATCTCTCTAGAAGAGGGTAAATGGCTATTTCAACCTGGGAGAAAGCCAGAAGAAGTTTCTAAAGCCCTAAGACAACGCCTAGAAGTAGATAACTCTGAATGGGTAGCCAAGGAGAATGAAGCCGCTTTACTGTCTGCAGCAGAAAAGGTGCTATCGGGGAAAGATGAAGTAGATGTAGAGTTACAGGATGTTATATGTAACTACCCTGATGTAGCCTTATGCTCCCCTGAGAAGGTCTATACCCCTACTGACACGGGCTTTGACCCCCAGAGTGCCGAATGGATTATACACGAATTTAAGATGCCCATAGAAACAGTAAAGTTAAACGCCAGGGTAAAGGACTGGAGCATAGGTGAAATAGCCGACATAGAAGATGTAGTGGAAAAGAACACCTTTGATTCTGGTAGGGGAACAGAGATAAGGAATCTTGATACCGACAAAGACGCAAGAGAAGGTATCGACCAAATGAATAAGACTGGAAAGATTACCATTTGGGAATACTACGGTTACTATGATATAAACAGAGATGGTGAGAACGAGAAGTGTGTTATTACCATTGCGCCTGATTTTAATAAAGTATTGCGAAAAGTAGGACTTCCCTTCTACTCTGGAAAGTATCCTTTCGTAAAGCTGTTCTATGAACTAACCGATGACAGGTGGTTCTCACACAGGGGAATACCTGAGCTGATAGAAGACATCGTAAAAGAGATAGATATTCAGCACATGCAGAAGGTAGACCAACAGACCATTAGAAACTCCCCTATGTTCGTTCACAGGGCTGGTCAGATAAACAAGAATACTATTCAGTTCATCTTCGGGCAGTCTATACCTGTAAGCGGTATGAACCAACTCGGAGACATCATTGCCCCTCTTAATAACCAAAACTCTAATGTAGAGTTCAGTTATGAACGGGAACAGCTGATGTTAGAAACAAAGGTAGAAGAGTTAATAGGGCAAGTAGACTTTACACTCCAGTCAATGATAAATAAGCGTCAGCCGAGAACTCTCGGTGAAGTCGAGATGCAACAGCAGAATATGAATAATGTATTCTCGCTTGATGCCAGTATGCACCAGATGGCATTTGAAGAGTTGTTCAACTGGATATGGGAACTATGGTGTCAGTATGGGGATGACCAGTATGAATTTATGTATTTTGGTCGAGGTGCTGGAAAAGAAGGAGAGAAAATAAAACTCACTAGAGAAGAAGTGCAGGGTAAGTATAAGATAACTGTCCGTGGAAATGACCAGAATACAAATCCACAGGTAAGACAGCAGAAAGCACAGCAGATAATGATGATGACACAAAGTGAAATGGCAATACAGATGGGAGTAATAACCCCAATACATGTAGCTAACGCTTATAAGAGAGCTTATGAGGAAATGGATATTCCTAACTCTGAAGAATTAGTGTCTTCACCACAGGAAATAATGCAGCAAATGCAACAGAAGCAACAGCAGCCACCCCCTGACGATATAAAACTAAAGGGCGATGATTTAACTGATGCTGAGAAAGCACAGGTTCTTAAGAAGCGTGGTATAGAGGCAGACATCCAGGGCAGGGGATTAAAGAGTAGGGCAAGAACAGAGGATAAGCAGGTAGAGCACGCA